AGATATTCAGTTACGGCAAGTTCATCAACCCAAACACCCACTTTTTTTACTACTGTAGGTGAATTAAGTTGACTTATATTATTTGCTGCAGCAGATTTTTGGGCCGAGGTAAAGTTAACTGTATTGTCATCAGCTTGTACTTGTTTTTCTATATACATTTGAAACTGCCTTACCGGAAAACCAACCAAGTCACCAAGTTCCTCAATTTGAGCAAGATTTAGCTTAACAAAATTCAGTTGCTTTTCAGCTGCTATTTCAACAATAGTAGATGTTTTGCCAATACCCGATTCACCCATTACTTCAATAGCAACAGAAGGTTTTTTATTAGATTGCAAAAATCTATTATTTTCAATAATATGATTGACAAAATTTTTTAGTTCATCAATGTTTAGATTTACTTGTGCCATTTTTTTTTGTTTAATTTAGTTTAATTGTTTTACCTGGTAGGTCATAAGTAATTGTTGAAATACTACTTAGTACCCATAATGTATTATTTGGACAATTTACAGGTGCACTACATTCACCATCTGTCAAATATATAAGAGCTGTATATTTAGATTTATTACTGTTAAAGTGATCAATTACAGGTTGAAAACTTGTTCCACCACGACCTTTTATAGTTAAATCTTTTTTTGGATTAAAAACTTCTACAGAATTTAGATTTGTATCACACTGAGCAACTGTAATAACATGCCCTGTTTTATGCATATGAACCAATTCTTTTGTAAATTCTTTTAATTCATCTGTACTTACAGATCCAGAAGTATCTATTCCAACTAAAATATTGTTTTTATGTTTAATTTTTAAGCCTGGATTTTCAATATAACGTTTGTTAAATTTTCTTTTTAATTTTTTCGTATATACAATAACAGACTTACCAACAAATCTCCTGAGATACCCACGCCAATCAAATTTTGGTGGATCAATTGTATTAATCTTATCTATAATTTCCGATAGTTCTCCAGGAATTATACCTTGTTTTTTAAGTATATTGTCTGAAGTTTCTTTTAACTGGTGATCAATTTGCTTTTTTATTAGTTTCTTTTCAGAATCAGATAAATTTTCAAACTCATCCCAAGTTTTATGACTATACATACTATCACCTTCCATCTGACTTAAAATATTATTTAAAGTCTCTGATGTTCCATCTTGTTTTGCTTGCTGAAGGAGATCGTAGTAAATTTTTGTACCGGCTTTTACAGGTAATTTTAAATCCGAGAATGTACTTAAAGTTAAACCACCAGTTGGTAAATAACTTTCATCAATATATTGATTTATTTCTAAATCTGCGGCAATATTAAAAAGATCTTTATCATTAAATGAATCTCTTAATATAAGATGTCCAAATGCAATATGCAGTAACTCATGTTTTAATAAACCGTGCGTATGGTCATCAGATAAACCATTAACAAATGTTGGATTTATTGAAAGTTGTACACCTATTCCATTTTTACTAACACCAGCAGTTGGTATATCTTCCCTATATGTTTTGTTTAATCCAATTAAAAATAAACCATAAAAGGGCTCTGTGAATATTAAATTTTTTGATATTTTTGATATTCTATCAGAAATTTTATTGAGGTTATTACTCATAAATTTTAATATTATTTGTTATTTTGATATTTCAATTGTTTATCATAAATATTAATAACCGTATATTTAAAATATTTTAGTAAATTAGGATTTGTAGAACCCAGATTTTTTAATTTTATTTTTGAATTAAGATTATTTAAATCTAAACCTTCTTTATCAAGATTGAAATGTTCTCTAAATTCTACTTTTTTTGGAATAGAGTTAATATTTTTATAAAGTAATTCACAAAAAACACGAGATACTTTTAGATTTTCTATATTTGATACTGCAATTGAAAAATCATCATTATTCGCGTTAAGCATCGTAGTTAATGTTAAAAGCGTTTGGTAATCTAAACTATCATTCATTTTACTTTAGGTTTTTTTTTAGGATTTATTTCAATTATTACACCCGGTTTTGTTTTATTATACTGATAATCAAAAAATACAGGTTTAATTAAATCAGCGTTATCATCAGGAATCCAACCATAAGTAACCATATCATCTTGCACAGTTTGAGCAGGATTGATATAGTCAAATTTATGTCGGGTGCCTCTAATAAAGGTTAGTCCTATTTCTATAGGTAAATCATGTTTTGCCAATTCAGCCTTAAACTTTTCAGCATATTCCAAATAATATTTTTTTGAATATTTTCTGTAATTGACAACTGTTTTACTTGCAATAAAATATTTACCTGTCCAACGCCTTCCATTTTTAGAAGAAGGTACGTTACCTGGTATAAAAAATTTCATTCTTTTTTCAATATGGTTTTTAAAGTTGTTGTTAATATAGTTTTTGTTTTGTCATAACCAAATTCTTTTAAAGAATCTGATATATCCTTACTCATTTCAAGAAAAGTACCATCAATATTATAAACATCTCTATATTTTTGAATAGCATTTAAACCTGCTTTATCATTATCAAAAAGAGTTATAATTTTTTTGTACTTAATCATTAAATTTTCAATTATATAGGCTTTAATTAGTGTATTTTCACTGTCCGGCGCTATAACATCTAAATTATAACCAAAACTTCTGAGACACATTGCATCTTTTAGCGAAGAGCAAATGACTAAGTAAGGATGATTATAGTCTAGTTGATCTAAACCTTGTATGTAAGGTTTAATCTTTAGAAATTTATTTTTCTTAAACGGCTGATATATCTTGTATGCCTCATTAGAACTATCGCAATAAGCATAAATATATTCAGTTTGGATGTTTATTTTAGTATTTGTATCTCTACAAATTTCAAAATCCAATACTGGTTTTACATTATATTTTTCGAGTAAAGTTTTTCCAATTCTGTAAGAAAGCCAATATTTTGCATCATTTGTATTCCAATCTCTAAACTTTATATTTGTTACTTGCCATTTAGAGTCAAAATTTAATTCATAGTTTGTAATAGTATTGTTTTTACCAAAACTATTGTAATCATTTACAATTTTATTACAGGCATTTGAATAATCAATATCAAACATTTCCATGACCAGTGTAATCTTGTCACCATATTTTCCGGATGAAAAGTCTTTAAAATAGTATTGGTTTTCTTTTTTATTTACATAAATGCAAAAACTTGGTGTTTTTTCTAAAGGATTCCAAATAGATTTAAGTTTTACAGATTGACCTTTAAGGTCTTCCTCTAAATTTAAATAATATTTAAAAGCCCAGTAACTTGGTACTTGATTTATTTCAAAAATAATGTTTTTTGTGCTATACATAAAATTAAAAAGAGCAGGCTATTAACCTGCTCTTTTACATTTTTAAATATTAAAAACTAGAGTTCAAAATCATCTCCAGAATTTACTGGTGCTTCAAAAGTATCAACTCGATTAGCTTCTTTTTTCACAAATTTCCTTACATGTTCATCATAGTTGAATGTAATTAATCTGCTAGATTCAGAATTAAGACTTTCCATTGGTACACCATTTTTAGAAATGCGGGGCAAATGCAAATCTACATTGATATAGCCTTCGGTGTTTTCCCATTCTCTGCCACCAATACAAGCATTAATGTACTCCGTGTTTTTAAAAATGGTTTTACACTTGTCCATAAAGGCATCAATTGTATCAACATTGATATCATCCACTTCATTTCTCTTACCGGTTACATCTGCAAGAAAAGCAATAGATTTCAAAATTTCTTGATCTTTATTGATTTTTCTACCGTTATCTAGAACAGCATCCTTAAACGGATAAGGTGTCATCCTTACTTTTCCAACTTGGCCTTTGTAACGAGGACCGTTTGGATTTGCGGCATCTATTAGAAATCCTTGAAATTCGCCGTTTATAGGCTCACTTTCAACATTCAAAACAATATTGAATGAGTTTTTGTCATAAGGAGTTGCCTCAAAAGATAGACTGTTAATTTTGATTTTACAGTTACCAGGTGAAAGAACTGGACTTACACGATTTGATGAAACATTTTTTGTACTTAGCATTTTTTTTGGTTTAAAGGTTAATTTTCATATTTTTTAATGCATTCTTTTACAAATGCCAAATCATTAGGAATAAATTCCTGATCAAACATTTCCATTGGTGTTTTACATGTTGTTTCACCATCTGTTTTGGTTGCAAACACGTATGATAAACTACCATCTTCTTGTTTAATTACTTTACCGAATAATACAATTGAGAATAGACCCTCTAATGTAAGAGCATTATCAATCATTTTACCCACTGTTTTAGCTTTAATTTTTCTTTTACCATTAATATCCGTGCTATCTTCAGAATGGGTTAGAAAAAATATATATAAGTCCTCTCTCAAGTCTTTAGGATATTTTGCTACTGCAGCTAGATTAGCTGCAATAGATGTAAATTTATCATATCCCTTTTCAGACGCTTTATCAAAGTACTCAAAGCTTGACATATACTGCCAGTCATCAATAATTAAATTTTTGATATGTGGCATTTTTTCATTTACGTGGGCCATTGTTTTTATAACACCGGGCCCTGAAGATACATTTACTAAATTTCCATCTGGATTTTCTTTGTTTAACGTTTTATATTTACTCTTCCAACCTTTAAATGGTAAAGGTTTATTTGCAATATTAACAATTACTGTTTCTTTTGGATCTAAATTCCTGATGGATGTTGATTTACCAGAACCAGATTCTGCGATCACTAATATACTATGTGCCATGTTTATTTTTTTACTTTTTTTTAATTAATTCTTTGATTTCAGTTAAAACTCCAGTAATTCTATCTAAAGCATCTACTATGCCAATATTAGAATATTTCCATTCTGGGTTTTCAATTTCATTATCGGAAACTTTACTTTGATTCTTTTTTTTACCTCTGTTTGTAATATCATTAATTATTTTTAACTCACTTACAGGTACTAAGTATCTTTGAAAACCAGCGTTAGATACAATTAGCTCATATTCATCTGACCAAAAGGGATTGTGTCTAAACAAATATAGAGTTCTTTTTGGGTCTTCACATTCATAAGCGCTACTTACAAATTCAGTATAAATATCTTGTGTTTTTTGTAACTCACTGGCAAAGAAACTAATGTGTAGTTCATCTTTACCTGGAGGTCTGTATGCCATTTTGGGTATAAATATAGCATCACTAATATGTTCTGTGTCAAAATAAGGTTGATGTTCTTGTCTTAATTCTAAGACTTTCAATCTTCTTTCGTCAGATGTAATTTGATTTTCTTTACTTTTTGTATTAATCATCTTGATTGTGTTTGAGGTGTTGGTATTTCTATAATCTCCATTGTACTAAATAAACCTTTAAAGAAACTTATTCTAGTATCTCCATTTCTAGCTTTTAAAAAATGAAATACTAAAACACTGTCATCTTCAATTACATATCGGTCCGGACCATAAAATCTAATTTTTCTATGCGCCGGTCTGTTTATGCCAATTAAATTATCTGCATGTTGCAGCATAGCATCTGATCCAAATATGTCTTGTTCTGTAATATAATTACCATATTTACCATCTATTGCTCTTTCTGGGTCCTCTACATTTCTATTTAATTGAGATAAAGTTATAAATAAACAGGGATAATCTCTTTTACATTGAGTGAAAAATTCACCAAGTTCAAATAAAGTATCTAGTCTATCTTTTTGGTAAGGAGCTTTTTTGACAAGTAATGTATGATCAAGTGTTATTATTGTTTTTTTACCTTTATGGTAATTCATATATAAATCAATTTGATCACGCATTTGATTTACTGTAAGCGGTGTTCCTATTACATCAATAGGATACTTTACTCTCTTTTTAGCGTATTCATAGCATTGATTTATAGTGCTGTCTAAAACTCTTGAACCTGAAGCACTGGTTAATTCTTTATATGATTTACCGGTTATAGAAGTAAATTCTCTAATTGCGGAATTTCTGCCAACCATCTCAAACTGAAACTCTAATACTCTGTAATCATCATTTGGATTAAGAGCAAAAGATTCTCTTATGATTTGGTCTTTAATTAAAGTTTTACCTGAACCGGGTCTTGCGGCAATAACTGTAAGGCTATTCCATTCTAAACCATCAACTGTTGCATCATTAAATTTTGGCCAAGGAGTATGGATAGATTTGTCATTTCCTGCTTGTCTATTCTTAATATATTTTAATGCTTCATTGAAAGATGCATGTTGACCATCCCATAGTTTTTCACTCATACTACTTTTTCTTTAAAGAAACTTTGATTAGTAGTATCAACACCATCTCTAGTTAAATCACAATAATCGGCCAATGTTGATTTTTTTACTTTATGTTTGTCTTGTTTAGAAATAAAGTATTGACTTGTCATCATATACAAGTAATTATTACTTGCATATTCTTTTACATACATTTCTGTTGCTTTATGTACTTCTTCCCATGTATAATCAAAAGTAGCAAAAAACCATCTGAAAGATTCAGACAATGCTTTAGTATTATTTCTAGCCGGCATACCACTTGGTAATTTTGCTTTAGGAAAAATACATCTATACTTTTCTATATTTTCCAAAAAATCTTTACCCATAATCTGGGTATTTGTTCTTGCTTTAGCTTTTATAAAGAAGTTGTCTAACATATAGATAAAGTTCATTCCTTTATCTGTTATTGTTAGTTGCTTATTGCTAGCAACATTACTATCTTTTGTATATACTATAAACTCAGCATAGACAAGTTGTTCTATACATTTATTTGCATTAACATAAGGACAGTTAACGCTTTCTCTAACAGAGAATAAAAATAAACATGCATCTGGTGATATTTTATTCTCTAAAATTTTTTGGAGTAGTTCCCACATAAAAACAAATTTACCAATCTATAGGGGTTTTCCCAAGTTTTTCCAGCTTTTTATTTATATCAATAAAAAGATTATTACTATTCCAAGTACCTTTTGAATATGCAGCTGAAGCTGGATGTGACACTTTTATTATATCTAAATTACATAAAGTATTAGACCATTCTTCGGCTTTTTTACCTAAAAGAACTGCTATACAATCTTTATGATTATTATTGATATGGTTTAAAAAAAATGACGTGAATCCTTTCCATATATGATAGTGACTACCAATTTCATTAACTCTACAAGTAAGTGCCGTATTATACATAATTATACCCTGTCGGGTCCACTTTTGTAGGTTTGGGTCTCTTTTATACCCATCCGGGTACATTTTTTCAATTTCATTAAATATATACCTTAATGATGGTTGTTCCTTCATTGTTTTACTACAACTGAACGCAATACCATCAGCTACATCTGGTTGTGGATAGGGATCCTGACCAATGATAATTACTTTTATATTATCCGGAGGACATGTTAATATGCCATTAAAACATTCTTTAAATCTTGGTGTTGATACAAAACCATTCTTTTTTTCTTCTATTAAATAATCTATAAGTATAGAAAATTCAAGCTGATTAAGAAAGAAATTTAATAAATGCCAGTTATGACTTAAAAATAATTCTGATAACTTTTCTTTTATTTCTGTTATATGCATGTATATCTTGTATTTATATGTATATTTGTTTAAATTAAAAATAAAATGGACAATAAAATTAACGCACTACCTGAATCCTACGATTTAACTCAAAATATTAAAAACGTAGAAGTTAATACTGGTTTTATTCTTGGTTTAGAAAGAATAATTCTTTACTTTATAACAGATTTGATTGAAGATAAAACATCAATTCCGGATATGTTTAAAAAGTTTGAAAAACTTTTATCTACAGATAGAAAAGAAGCAGAAAGTGTAAACTTAAATTCTATTGAATCTAATGTTTACACTCTCTTTGCTTTACAGCAGCTTCTCAGATCACATGCTTATGAGCAAAATTTAGTTACTAAAAATAAAGTTAATATAAGTAATCAAGAAATTGAAGATTTAATGCAAGCTTTTAAAGATAATAACTCAGTAAAGATTAAAGAATTATATCAAAAAATGGGAAACAATTTATCTTAAGTTTATATTATTGAAATCTCCAATTTCAATACAAGACTGAATTGCCATGTTTAGTTCCATTTTGTCACAATCTGCAAAAGATCTATAATAACGTTTATTGTTATTAATGTAATAAAGACCTGATCTGTCTTTTATTAATTTCTTAATTTCATCAAAAGTGTAACCTATTGAATTTGCTAATTCTCTGCACATAGCATGTATTCTTGCTAATTGTGCGTTACTTGCTTTATTTGTACTATAAGAAATATAAACATCTAATTTTACACCATCTGGTACAGAACGCATAAAATTATCAAATCTAATTTTATTAGTCCCAATTGGAAAATCAAAGTTTCCATTTTTAGCACTAATTTGAAGATAAATATTATCGCTTTGAGCTATAATGTGAGAACCATCTTGTTCATCACCCGGATCAGATATTATCGGATTTAATTTTTTCATCTTTAAAATAAATTTGTTTTTTTTCTATTATTCTATTAACAATATAATCATTATTATAGTATGCAGTTAATTGTTTTAACCACATTAGTAAATCTGCTATTTCATCTTCAATTTGTTTACAATTATCTAGTTTAGGTTTATTTATACTTTGCATCAAAGCATGTGATAATTCACAACATTCTTCAACTGTTTTTCTTTTTATGTAATCAAGGTCATTTAAATCGCGTATCATATTAATAAGTTAAGTATTCTATTTTTGATTTATCTAAACCTTCAAGTGCTTTATCAACCCATATCTCATCAACTGAATCTTTATAACAAAGTATATGGCAAACAGATATTTGATCAGGATTTAATCTTAAAAGTCTTCCAATTCTTTGTGTAGATTTTCTTTCATTACCATAAGAATGCATTATAATTCCCACTTTAAGTTCTGGTATTGATACACCTTCATTTAGTTGTGCTATACAAGACAATTTTTTTATTGTACCTTCTTTAAACAGTCTTAAATTTTCTTCAGAATTATCATTATTTGAGTGATAACTGTGTTTACAAATTCTATCTGCTTGCTCTTGAGTATTAGCAAATATAATACATTTATCGTTTATATCATTTAATATACTAACCAAATATTCTTCTTTAGTTGGATAACTCATTAAAGCTCGCATTCTAAAAATAGAATAAAATTGTTTTTGTTTGGGAGTTTCAGCTTCTTCTAAAAGATTTGATAATCTAGTATAATCGTTATATTCAGATGTGTACCAAAATTTACCAGCTTTTGTTTTTTTCTTAAGTGTTTTTAACTTATTTAAATTAAGTTTATGTACTACAATCCGATAATCATTTAGTATTTTTTGCTCTGTAGCTTCATCAACTGAAAATTTAAATACAGTTGGACAATGTTTTTGAATTAGCTTATACTTTTCACTATTTTGAAAAACCGGTAATGTTCCGCTTAAACCAAGTAGCTTTTGGTTATAGTTATTAAGAAAGTTTTCATGATGTGGTAGAATATTATGGCATTCATCTAAATATACTATATCATAATCATTTGGATCTTTTTTATTTAAAGAAAGATAAGTGGTAAAAGTTATATGATCTTGTAAAAATTCAACTTCCATTTTTTTTAATTCTGTATGCCAAGAATCTTTTATTGAAAGTTTTGGTATTACCACTAAAACCTTTATAAAAACATGATAGTTTTTTATTAAATGTTTTATTCCAATTCTAGTTTTACCTACACCCATTGAAATACCAACACTACATTTTTTATAATTTTCTATAATACTTAATGCTTGTTCTTGTACTGAATCTTTTTTAATTGACATAACTTAATTTTTATTTAAATGTTTGTAGTTCTACCTGGAGTCGAACCAAGAATGACAGATTAGAAATCTGTAGTTATATCCATTTAACTATAGAACCTTTTTTTTACTTCTTTTTAAATTGTTCAAACCATTCTGCTTGTGAAATTTCATCTCCAAAAGATAAATACCTTTTAAACTCTTGTAAAATGTTTAACACTTCTTCCTCACTATACCTTCTTTCTGCTTGCCATTTAGCCATATCCACCATAAGTTTTTTAACTGTTGAAACTCCTATACTTTGACCTATTGACTTAATTCCATAATCAACAAGCATTTCATGGGCAACTTCTTCAAGTGTTTCTTTACCACCATAACCTTCTCCATAATTAGTTCTTGGATGATTGTCTTCTATACTATCAGGAGATGGGTCTTCATTTTCAAATTCTAAATTGTTATTCATATCTTATTTCTTTTTAAATTGTTCAAACCATTTTTCAAAAGGTAATTCTTTCCAATTCTCTGTATTTGGATAACCACTAAATCCTTTTTTATGACCCGCTTCAAAAGCTTCTTTTAAATCTTCCTTACTATACATTCTTTCTGCTTGCCATTTAGTACCTTCAATAAATCCTTCTTGTTTATTTGCTTTAATACAATCATCTTCTGATGGATTCCATATTGAACCTCCTTTGGGTATAGGATAAAATCTTTCAGCAGCTTCTTCAGGTGTTTCTTGTTTCATATCTAATGCTTTTATCATATTATCGTATTGTTGTTCTAGTGCCAAATCAGAAAACATTTCTCCTTGTGTCATCTTATTTCTTTTTAAATGGTTCAATAATTACATTAAAGTATTTTTCAGGTTCTCCTTCTTTAATACCATTTTGACAATTGTTAAATAACACATCCCCTAAATCAAATAACATTTTTCTTACTTCCTCCTCACTATACATTCTTTCTTGCATCCATTTAGCACCTTTTAAAAATGCCTCTTCAGTATCTGATGCTTTTTCAAAGCCTAACTGACCGCGTTTAAAATATTCGTGTGCAGCTTCTTCAAGTGTTTCTTGTTTAGGTTCATTTGGCATTGACTTATAAGGTAATATTTTACTGCTTGAAAGTAAATTGCCCCCACCTTCTTCATTTTCCCTTACTAAATGAATATGTTTAGTTGTATCATAACCAATATATGTTCCACTCGACCAATTTGAAAAGACTTTAATCCAAACTTGTTCTCCTTGTGTTGGAGTCCATTCTTGTTTAGGTTCTTTTGGAATGATTATTTTGTAAACTAACTCTGTTGGTGGTTCATCGTTTCCAAACATACCAAAAGTAAATCCACTAGGGATTTCTTCTATTAATTCAACCTTAACATTTTCACAACTTGGATTCTTAACAAACCATTCTAAAAACTCATCATCAATAGCTTGTACACCATCTTTGATTAAGTCGGGGTCGGTTGTTAGGATTATTTTTTTTAACCACTCTTTTTTATATTTAGAATTTCCGTTAGAATCATAGTCTAAATTTTTAAACATTAATATGCTATCTAAACATATAAAAACTGGTTTTTTCAATACTGGGCAATAAACCCAATCATCATTTTTAATTTTTTCATCAGAAGTGATGTAGATGTTTTGAGTATTTCCACATTTCATTTCAACATCTGTAATGAATATTTTATTTTCTGAATTAAGATACAACCTACTTGGTTTGTCTGTTGGTAATAGGTGTATGTTTTTCATATTATATTATGTTAGTTAATGGATAAGCGTTTAAGATTGAATTTTGGTCAACATAATGAGAAGTTCCATTACTATAATTGAACATTTGTTCAACTTCAGTTGTTCCACTTCCCATTATATAGGTATCTTTTCTAACTTTAGATTTCTCACTAGCCTCTTTTAAAGCTGCTTCAACATGTAGTTTAGCAAAGTCTCTCATTATAACTACCGCATCATCTGAGTAATGTGCATCATAAAATTCTTTTGCTGTTGGTACTGTACTCATTGTTTGTTTTGTTTTACGATTTGAATTAATTTAAAATTTTTCCATCCTTTACAAGGTCTGTTTTTAGAGACTGCTTGTTGAATTGATTGTGGTTTAACTCCTATATGTAATGCAGCTTCTTTAAAACTGTTAAATTCAAAATATGTATTATTAGGACACAAACAAGAAATAGGTTTTAAATTTCTTTTAGAAGCTGCTATCTTCATTTTGTCAATAGTTTCTTTAGAATATTTTATTCCTTTTCTTGAATTTGACATTTTTAATTTAGCTTCTTCTGTAAATTTATAGCCTATTCTAATCTTAGACATTTTTTCTTTTGTCATTTTAGATTTTTTACTACCTGTTTGTGCAATTTTCATTTTTTCTTTTGTCTCACTCCCAAATACAGAAGGTTTTTCATTTGTTTTAGTATAGATACAGTTAAGTCCTTTTTCAACAGAATTATAATGTTCCTGCCAAAAGCGTTCTCTAATATTTAAATCATTAAAAACACATTCTTCAATTATTTCAAAGAAATGTTTTTCCCAAGTGTATTTATTTATAGAAGCTAAAAGTTTTACTTGTCTATTAGAATTTTTAATATACTTTTCATAATCTTTCTTTCTTCTAATTAAATCATTAGATTGACCTATGTAAACCCTATCAGTTGGACTTGTTATTTTATAGATTCCGCAAATCTTTACATCCTTGATTAATTTTTCTAACTCTTTCTTCATAATTATCACTTGCCTTTAATTCAATGTCTATTTGTTTATTACTATAAATATACAAAAAATTTATTGCTTGTGAGAATGTTGGTGCAGAACAAGCCCCTTCTAAAAGGTAGACATTTCTATTATCTTCAAACTCCTCATTCATACCCATTTCAAGTATCAATTCATATACCTTCCAATTACTTTGAAAGGAACTTAAATATGTTCCAAAACAAGGTTCATCAAACCCAAGTTCTTTGAGTGCTAAAGATGGTTCGTAGGGTACAAATTCTTTTTCTAACATTAGATTAAGTTATTTAAAGTGTATTCAATAGCAGCTTCGTATGCTTCTGTTGGTGAGTTAGATTCCCCAATTTTTCCTGATAAAACTGCCATATCTCCAAACTTATGTTGAATACACGGATGCCATATCTTACCATTTGTATAGACATAGCACCAATATTCATGTTTCTCATACAACCACATTACTACTTCAGCAATGGTTGGACATAAAAAACAAGTTTCTTTTTGATTTTTATTAAAGTCAGAGTAATTAAATCTTAACATTCTATCAGGTTCTCCTGAACCAAATCCTTGTTCATAAATAATA